TGCTCTTTTTTAGACACGTTACCATAGTTAAAACCATTAAAAGTGATATATTGACCACGATTGATTAGTATGGTAAAGTCACGTAACGATTTATAGTAGTGCGAGTCTGCATTACTCTTTTATTCCAGCGACTGTACATCGCTAGAAAGCAATCACAGCCCCTCTGACGAGATAGGGTGGACTCCGAGGTAGTCCAGTTGCGAGAACCTCCTACTTTTTAAGGGAATAACTATGGCAAGAGGTTTGTTAGACACAAAAACTACTATTGGCACAGCCAAAGAGATTGCTGACAACACCAAGAATGCCATTGATAACTATTCTCTAGGAGCTATGAACCCAAGTTTGCCTAATACCGAGTACTGGGCAAAGATGGCTAAGATGTTCCGAATCACACCAGCAGAAGTCAAACGTCAACGATGCGGTAACTGCGAATACTACGACAATACTCCAGAGATGTTTCAAGCAATGGAGGAAATCCCACTTAACAAATACGACTTATACGATGGTCAAGCTCAACGTGGCTGGTGTCACAAGCTAGACCTAATCTGCCATAACTCACGTTTATGCAGCGTATGGGAACGTAAAGATTTTGAAACTGAGGAAGACTAAAATGCGAAACATGGATAAGATTGCAGAAAAGATTGGCAAAGTAATGGGCGAGTATAAAGATAAAGACTTGCATTCTGGTAAGGGTGGCAAGGTCGTTAAGTCACGTAAACAAGCCGTAGCAATAGCCTTATCACAAGCTGGAGTAAGCAAAAAGAATAAATAGTTAACTTTAGGCGAACGGAGTAGCTCTCCTGCTGTGCCACATCACAGCTAGCCTATTTCTTATGTGGGAGAAAAGTATGGCTCGTATAGCAAGAACGCATTGTAGGCGTGGGCATGATTTAAATATATCAAGAAAGTTTCAACCTAATGGTGATGCTTTTTGTAGTGAATGTAAAACAATAAGACAAAGAATGTATAGGAAAGAATATCCAGAAAAGGCAAGAGGATATTATAAAACCAGTAATAGACGTAGAAATTATGGAATAGAACCAGAAGCGTATCAAAAATTATTAGATGATTCTAACAACTTATGTATGATATGTAGGACTAACTCTAATAATAAAAGTTTACATATAGACCATTGCCATGAAACTGGTGTAGTACGTGGGTTATTATGTCATCATTGCAATACAGCTCTTGGGCTATTTAAAGACAATATAGAAAATATGTTAAAAGCAATTGAGTATTTAAAATCAAACAAAATGAAAGGTAAATAATATGAGTATAATTCAAAAAGATGACAATGGTAATGTAGTTGATGCATACATACCTGCTGTATCACAAGTATTTACTGCCGGTAATACTTCAGCACAATCAGCAGCCTTTGCTGCCGGTACTACTTTAGTTCGTGTAGCAGCTTCATTAGGTCATTGCCATGTGGCATTTGGATCTAATCCAACAGCTTCTGTTACTACAAGCGTAATGATTCCAAACAATAGCGTTGAGTTCTTTAAGGTTACTGCCGGCAATAAGATGGCTTATATTAAAGATGCAGCGACTACAGCATCAACTGTATGCGTAACTGAGTTAGCATAATGGCTAAACAAGGTCTTTACTCAAACATTCACGCAAAGCGTAAGCGTATTGAAGAAGGCTCTGGCGAAAAGATGAACAAGGTAGGCTCTAAGAAAGCCCCATCATCACAAGACTTTAAAGATGCAGCCAAGACAGCTAAGAAACCAGCAAAGGCTAAGAAGTAATGGCTAAAGACCCACGATTAGAGAGAGCTGGTGTAACTGGCTACAATAAGCCTAAAGCCACACCTGGTCATCCAACCAAGTCACACGTAGTAGTAGCAAAAGATGGTGACGAGATTAAAACTATTCGCTTTGGTCAACAAGGTGTAAAAGGCAGTCCAGATAACAGCAAGCGTAATGAAGCATTTAAGGCACGTCACGCTGAGAACATTGCCAAGGGAAAGATGTCTGCTGCATACTGGGCGAATAAGGTCAAATGGTAAATGAACGACCATTGGGCAATAATACTGTTAGCTGTAATCGCTAACCTTACACTCGTTATTAACGCAATACATCATTGGTAAACTAATTTTAACAACTGGGTGACCAACCTATAAGGAGTCACAACAAAATGACAGAAGAAAAAGCAGCACAATTAGCAGCAGCCAGAGAGAAGGCAGCAGAGGCTAATCAAGGTAACACTCATTCAAGTAAAATCAACAGATTAATGAATGAAACTCTGAAACGTATATTAATTCAGAATGAAGGACTAAGAGCAAGGACTATTAGCGAGGCTCTAGTGGCTAAAGCAGAGGATGGTGACGTATCTGCTATCAAAGAAGTCTTTGACAGAATGGATGGTAAAGTAGTCCAAGAGAACAAAGTAAGCGGTGATGCTGATGCACCATTGCTGATACAAGTGGTAACGGGTATAGATGACAACTACTAACCCGATTGACTTAGGCTACAAGCCTCGGTTACCACAGAAAGAGATACACAAGGCAGTAAGAGAGAATCGTTTTGTTGTAGCTGTAGCGCATCGTAGGATGGGTAAAACTGTATCTGCTATAGTGCAATTGATTCATTCTGCGTTACAGAACGGACAGAAGAACCCAAGGTATGCTTACATAGCACCTACTTACTCACAGGCTAAAAGGGTCGCATGGGATTACCTAACAGAATATACTCGCTCACTTGGTGGTACTGCAAACATCGCAGAGCTAAGAGTGGACTTCCTGGGAAGAAGGATCAGCCTATACGGTAGTGAGAATGGTGACAGCTTACGTGGACAATACTTTGATGGTGTTGTGCTAGACGAGATAGGTGACCAAGACCCAAAGATTTGGAATGAGATTATAAGACCAGCACTAGCAGACAGAAAAGGATTCTGTTTGTTTATTGGTACTCCGAAGGGCAATAATCACTTTCGTGAGTTCAAAGAACGTGCAATGGTCACCGATGGTTGGAAGTTCTTAGAGTTTAAGGCTAGTGATACCGGCATACTAGATCCACAAGAGTTGGCTAGTGCTAAGAACGAGATGGGCGAGGACAAGTACAAGCAAGAGTTTGAGTGTAGCTTTGATGCGCCAGTAGAAGGTGCTTACTATGGGTCACTACTACATGAAGCCGATAACGAGAACAGAGTTACTAAGATTCCTAAAGACGAACTGGCAAAGATTGTTTGTAGCTGGGATTTGGGTGTCAGCGACTCTACGTGTATTTGGGTAGCGCAAATTGTAGGTAAAGAGATACAGCTAATAGATTGCACAGAGAACCACGGTGTCGGATTAGATTACTATGTTAGCTGGTTACGTGACAATGGTTACGATAAAGGTCAGCAGATATTACCGCACGATGTAAGAGTCAGAGAGATGACCACAGGTCGCAGCAGGTTAGAAGTCTTAATGGAAGCTGGACTAGATGTTACTGTAGCACCAAGCCTATCTATAGCAGATGGCATTCAAGCAGTTAGACGTATGCTGCCTAGATGTTGGTTTGACATGGAACGAACTAAGAATGGTCTGGTAGCATTGCGTAACTATAGACGTGAGTTTAACGAGAAACAGAATGTGTTTTATGATAAGCCAGTTCACGACTGGTCATCACACTTTGCAGATAGCTTTCGTTACATGGCAATAGGATTAGTAGAAGTAGATACAACATGGTCTAAACCATTACAACAAAATAAGGCATGGGTCGTATAATGATGAATCAAGAAGAGTTAAAGGCACTATGTGCTGACGAAATCAATAACGCTATTGGCTACTTAGAGTCCGATACTGTTCAAGAACGTGCTGATGCCATGAACTACTACTTCCGTGACAAATACGGAACTGAGGTAGAAGGTCGCAGTCAAGTAGTTACCGGTGAGGTAGCTGAAGCCGTAGATGGTGCATTGCCACAACTGATCCGTGTATTCACATCATGCGAGGATGCAGTCCGCTTTGAGCCTACTAAAGATGGTGAAGAAGAACTTGCTGACCAGGCTAGTGACATGGCTAACTGGGTATTCTATAAAGACAACGATGGTTTCCTAATCCTACACAACTGGTTCAAAGATGCATTGCTACAGAAGGTCGGTGTAGTTAAAGCCTACTGGGAAGAAAAGAAAGACACCATCAAAGAGAAGTATAAAGGCTTAACCGATGACGAGTTAGCCATGATTATGCAGACTGGCGAGTGGGAAATCACCAAGCAAGTTACTGACATTGTTATTGGCATAGATGGTTTACCTTACAACACACACAACGTAACGATTGAGCGCATCCAAGATGACAGCCGTATCGCTATTGAGAACGTACCACCTGAAGAGTTTCTAATTAGCAAACGTGCTAAGACTATTGAAGACTCACCATTCACAGCTCACCGTAGAATGATTGCCCGTGGCGACTTGATTGCTATGGGTTACGAGAAGTCTATCGTTGATACTATCCCAGCCGGTGACCGTTTAGAGTATTCACCAGAGCGACTAGCACGTTTTGGTCGTGACGAGATGCCAGACTATGCACAGTCTACTGACCTATCAATGGAAGAGGTAGAGATATTTGAGTGCTACATCAAGGTAGACACAAACGATAATGGCTTGCTAGAGTTACGCAGGGTTATCATCGGTGGTGAGCAAATCCTATCTAACGAAGAGTGCGACTACGTGCCATTCCACTCTGTATGTCCAATTCCTATTCCACATAAATTCTTTGGTCAGTCACTAGCAGACAGGACAATGGACTTGCAACTAACCAAGTCTACTATCCTACGTCAGATGCTAGACAACTTGTACCTAACAAACAATGCACGAGTAACTGCCGTAGAAGGTCAAGTAAACCTAGATGACTTACTAACGTCTACTGCAGGTGGTGTTATCCGTGTTAAGAATCCTCAAGCAGTAAACCAGTTAACAGTAGCAAACACAGCCGGTCAATCATTCCCTATGATGGAATACTTGGATGGTGTACAGGCTAAACGCACCGGTGTTAGTGATCTACAGCAAGGTCTTGATGCTAACGTGCTACAAAACACTACAGCAACAGCCGTAGCAGCTATGATGCAACAGTCAGCAGGTAAGCTAGAGCTAATGGCTCGTATCTTTGCTGAAACAGGTGTTAAATCATTATTCCGTGGCATCTTGCACCTACTATGTAAATACCAAAACCAAGCCAAGACAATCCGTATGCGTGGCAAATGGGTATCTTATGACCCACGTGAATGGTCTAACCTATACGATGTATCAATCAACGTAGGCTTGGGCAACGGTAACCGCCAAGAACAGATTGCTATGTTGCAAATGATTATGGCTAAACAGGAAGAAATCATCGGCAAGTACGGTGCTAACAACCCATTGGTGACTGTAACGCAATACCGTAGTACTCTTGGTCGCATGATTGAGATGGCTGGCTTTAAAGACACAACTTCATTTATTAATGACATTACACCAGAGGTTGAGCAACAAATAATGCAACAAGCAAGCCAAGCACCGGCTGATCCAAACTCCGAGGCAGCGCAGTTATATGCAAGAGTAGAAGAACAGAAGGCTCAATTGTCTGCACAGACTGCCCAGGCTAAGTTACAACTAGACCGTGAGCAAATGCAAGTAGAGAATGCTCGTAAAGAACTAGAGTTCCAACAAAAGCAAATGCAACTTGAAGGCGAGTATCGTATCAAGGAAGCTGAATTGCAATTGAAACAGATGGAATTAGAAGTTAAGACACAGGCAACTGATGGCAAGCTACAGACAGAACAGCTTAACGCTATTATGTCAGCCATTACTAGCTTGAATAAAATGGTAAAAGATGGTATAAAGGCTGAACCACAAGATATGGTAGAAAATGACAATGAAGACACAATATATGGTGCATAAATGACCAAATCCGAGTGGGCGAACAATATGCTCCAAGACCAAAACTTCTTGGATGTGTTTAAAGAGATGGAAGATTTACAAATGCTACGGTGGGCTAATTCACCGCTTTACGATTACGATGAGCGACAAGATGCTTACACAAAGCTAACAGCCATCCGTGAAGTAATGGCACATATAGTTGGCATGGCAGATGATCGCAAGATTAATGCAAAACGCTGGAAGATTTTATAGTATCTATAAAACGTGGCTAGGCGCACTAGCATTTGGAGATTTAAATGACTACCGACACCAACCCTAACGGGAGTGACACACAGAGTACTGGCACTATCA